CTCTATACTTTAATATAAGTTGTGCGTTGTCTTTGGAATCATCACCTTCCATATTAATATAATGACTATAATGAGAACCAGCTGATGTCGCAGTGACATAACCAGCACCGTCATCGTCTCTTGGCGGAACAGGAGAAGCTAAAGACTTTTTGTCTTTTGTCCTCGTAATTTCAAAACCAAATAATTTAAATGTATTTTCTGCCATTTAGAATTCCTTTATAGTTAGGAGGGCCTAAACCCTCCTACTATTTATTACTTAACTTGTGGTGTCAGTCTCATAGTACTGATAAGCAAATGTTACAGTAAATCTTTCGATCTCATCATTTGTAGCATAGCTTAAATCTATAGGTGACATATCTTGTGGATACGAACCTCTAAATGTGTACTTTTTAAGTGAGTCCCCTGATCGATCAAGTTGCTCGACTAACAAATCTGCCTCATACGCAACAGGAGTTGTAAGACCGGTATTTGCTGAGTGAGCATTCATACCATTCATCCATCTCTCCATTGAGTTTCTGATAGCAAAGTCTGTATCGTTTATTATTGTAACAGTCCAGACATCAAACGTTCTATCACCTGCCATTTTTAATTGCCTACCACGAAATGGTACAACAATTTGGCCAAGTGTTGATCCTGGTAACTGAGCTGTCTCACATAAGAAAGATGTCAGTTCTGGATCACCGTTTGCATATCCAGGAAAGTTAATGGTAGCCTTGAAGAGGTTAGGACGTGCCCCACCGCCTCTTAGCTTTGATTTAAAATCATCTACGCCTAATACTGCCATTTTCTACCTCCTAAACTGTGCCAACGACTTCTTCAAAGTCGACACCCGTTCTTACTGCCACAAAGTTTAATGTGACAAAGTTAATGGACCTAGCCGGCTTGATGAAGATACTTGCGATAAACTCATTTCTATCTATAACTGCAGGCGTGTTATTTGTAGCATCTGCAACTACTCTGAAATCTGTAATACCACGTCTACCTTTTACTTCACGTAATACTGGCTCAACGATATTGACGAACTCTGCTCTTGTAAATTCATCGTTGAATTCAAAGAGTACCTGTTCAGCAGCTCTTGCAATTGCTCGTTCAAGAACTAAGAACAACCTACGTACATTGATTCTATCAAATGCAGAAGGTCTTGCGAGTTTTGTCTTATCACCGAAAAGTATCACACCAGCACCTGGAATATTTGCGATTGGATTTACTTGAGCTTTATAAAGAGTATCTCTTTGAGCTTTAGTAGGAGAATATGCAATAGAAGTGATTCCTAAATACTGTCCTCTTCTTGATCCAGCCGGTGAAAACCATGGAGCTCTATTTAAGTCCGTAGCTGCCATTATTCCAGCAGTAGATGAGGATGCAGGTATTTGTATGAACTGATCATTGAACTTATCATAAATTTTAAGATAGTTTCCATCCATAACTAAATATGAAGATTTAGTAAAGGTATCAGCTGTTGCTACAACATTAGTTACTGCGGTTGAAGCGGATGTAACATTAACAACATCAGCCCTAGCAGGAGAACAAACGACTACACAGTCTTTTCTTAAAGATTGCGCAGTAGCAACTAAATCATTAACTACTGTAGTTTGATCACTTCTACTTGTCATTCCAGGGGCCATTAAGAAGTCGATTTCAACTTGATCTTTATCTTCAAATAAATCGTAACCTCCTAAAATGTTTCCAGTGGTTAATGTATCAACATTAACTCCTCCAGCAAAGTTATAATCAATATCAGTGTTGGTAGTACCCGTAGTCTTTGTGAAGTTATCTCCACTATCGATTGAGGTTCCAGCTCCAGCAGCTGCAAAATCTGAATCAAAATCAATCATCCAGACATATTGAGAATTTTTATTAATTATATCTTTCGAGTAGTTTGTAGTTCCATCATCATTCTTTGCATTAGAGCCTAAAGACATGAATGCAAATCTTTCTAATAATGTCCCTTGAGTTCCAGTAAATTGCCCAGTTTTATCGATAACTGCAATATGAACTTCATCATTAGTTGCATTATTCTTTGTTGCAAACGATGAGGTTGCCGGTGCAGCATCAAATTCATTTTTATATGCCCACTGTGTAAATGCAGAATCATTTGCAGAGTGCGGACAAATAGAAACTTGTAAGCTATTTCCTAGTGCTCCAGGATATTTTCCTATGAACGTATGTTTATCAGAATCTAGTGCCGATAACTGGCTATTAAAATCTGTTTCGTTTTTAATCACTTCACTAGGCAATGTTCCATTACTATCAGCTAAACGCTGACCTGTAGTTGCCCTAGCATTCTTTGCAGTACTATCAATAACTCTAACAGTTTGCATAGCACTTGAATACTTTAGGAACATATTTGCTCTATGAAATGAAAACGTGGTGGCAGAATCTGGTGAACCGAATCTGTCTACTAACTCAGCTTCGTTAGAGATCTTGACTCTTTCTTCAACAGGTCCCCACCTTGAATTTATTACAGTTGCGCCTGTAGTTGACTTGACATTAGGCACGCCGCCAGTCAGATCTATTTCTTTGACAACAACCGCAGGTGATTCGGAGGGTGTAGAGAGTGCCATCTTATTTTCCTTTTATTATGCGATTAACATTAT